CTTATCAAATTAGTTACATTCGCTGTCGTAACATTAGCTGTTGTTGCCGACACATTCGTTATGGTCACGCTGCCACTACTGATCGTGACATTGGCTAACGTCATGTTGTTCAACGTCGTAACCGTGTTGCCCAACTGAACAGCCGTGTTGCCAATCGTAATCGGCGTATTAAAGTTGGCGTCTAACTGCGATAACGGTATAGACGTTGTTACATTCGCAAAACTATTAGGTACTGGCATTTAGAACCTCACTCTCAATTCATGTTCGTACTCAAAACCGTTAATGACCATTGCCGTTGAATTGGAAGTCACGGTCATACCCAAATATTTACCCCATTGCTGTGCGTCTGTTTTGTACAACACATACCCCGTACCACCTAGCCATTGAATGACCGCAGACGAGTTGTTTGTCCAAGGAATCGGATTTCCAAAATTATTTAACCAAACAACATAATTGCCAAGTGTGTAAGAAGGGCTGGAGCCTGCCTCACTATCAATTGTGGTCAACAACTCACCTTCACCACTAATCGTTGCTTCAATACCAATCTTTAATGCCTGCTTTGTTCTGATCGGATCAGTCATCGGCATCAATGCCGTTTCAATAATACTTGGCACAACACTTGTCGTGTTTGAATACAAATACAAAAAGTCTGTACCTGTCGTGCCGTACATATTAATCTTGCCGCCTGTTTGAATAGACGTCACTAACTTGGTTTCTGGGTTCTGATTAGTAAAAAACCATTTCTTATCAAAAAACACCGCTTGGACATACCGAAAAGTGCCGTTGTCGTTGTACCGGATGTTGAACGCCGCGCACAAAATGTTATTCAACAGCACCTGGCCTGCCGTAATGATGGCAGTCGTAAAGTCAATGTCAGGGAATACACCGTCTAGCGGGTCTGAAATCTTAGATGTCGTCGAGCCAACCAGCGCGTACATCCCGTACTCATTCATAAATAATACTGAACGGAAATACGGGAACAGACCGTAAGGCAAGCGCGTACCTACCGACGCACTGACGTTTGTGTTGGTAAAAATGGTTGTGCCAGTATTTGTCACTCTGACATCTGAGAAGACGTTAATGCTGTCCTCACCAAAAATGTACAAGAAGTTATTGGCTGACAACAGTTGCACGATATTACTGTGCAACGTTGAGTCGGTCAGAGTAAGTGCGCCAGCAGAAACGCTTGTAAAGTCGCTGTAGCTACCAGCAGCAGAATAACTAACCGTTCTTCCCTGACTAACCCAAGTTCTGCCCGAAAAGGTTTGGATGCCTGAGATGGGGTCAGTGAGGATGACTGCTTTGGCTGTCGCATTGCTGCCTCCACCACCCGTAATCGTGACAGTGATATTTGAGTTGTTGGTGTAGTTTGTGCCAGGATTGGTCATCACTACTCGCGTGACCTGCTCACCGGAAACAATTGCCGTACCTGCTGCGTTTGTACCGCCACCACCTGAAATTGTGACTACCGTGTTAGCTGCGTTGGTGTAGCCTGAACCACCGTTTGTAATCAGCACCGACACCGTGCCTTTTTTAAACGTAGACAAACTAGCAATCGCAGTAGCATTCGTACCACCACCACCAGAGATTGTGACCGTAGGCGGGGAGGTGTAACCTGATCCGGCCTCTGTTACCGTGATTGCAGTGACTACGTTAGCCAACACCGAGGCTTGCGCTTCTGCTTGCACCCCACCCGTTTGATTGGGTGCGCTGATTACAACCGCAGGCACGTTGGCGTAATTGCTACCGCCATTAGTAATAACTACTGATCCAACCGATCCAATAGCCACAAGATTAGTGCCATCCCAAGAATAGACACCGTTGTTTGGATCGCCGATAAGTATGCGTTCGCTTTTCCACTGTGTGACGTTAATACCGCCATTAGAAAACGTACCAGCAGTTGCGACATTTCCTTTACTGTAACCAATGACGTTGACATACTCAGCCCTTCCGTCCGCACAAAAACCTAGCGCAAGATCATCATTGTTGATGTTGCAAGATGCTAAAGTAGTTACTGTATTGGCAAACGTGACGTTCGCGGTAGTGTAGTTTGGAACAATCTTTAGGTTGGCGTAACCGATAGGCATGGCGTTTTCCAGCCAGGAAAACTCATCCTTATCAATAGCCGTGCGGTTAGCTTTGGTATTGATACCTTTGAAGTTTTTGACTACTTCGTAGCTTTTCTTTTGCTCTGTCGCAGCCATAGTTAGAACGGAGTGCTATAGGGGTCAGGCATTCGCCTTGTGAACGTGGTGTTAAGTACAGAGCGAACCTTGCTGATGTATTGCTGGTAGAAAATTTCAGATTCGCCATAAGACTGTTCTTTAAACTTCGCCGTGTACGATGCGTAGTACGCAACAGGTGTTGTATACGGATCAATAATGGTATCGACCTCTGCGCCGTTGACTAAGGGCAAAGGCAAAATGGTCGTGTCTACCTCAATGGTGTAGACCTGATCAGGTACTGGCGAAATGTAAATCTGGTTTTGACCAAATACCGAAAATGCTACTGGACGCCCGATATAGTTCTGCCAATACCGCAACTGTGCGTTGAACTGTGTCCAAGACATATAGGACAGCGGGTAGCGGCTGTTGCCCCAAAACACATTAATGTTCAGAATGTCTAGCGTCTGACCAGCTTCCGGCAAACTGCCATAGGGAATGATCTCAACATTGCCGACATACTGAAGCTGTGCTGTGCCATTCGCAAAAGGCGTTGATGGCGGAAAGTTCGTATAAGAATCTGGATACGGCGGCGGGTCATCACCCGTAGTACCAGCCGTAGTAACGACATAAGTAAAGATGTTTGAGAAAACCAAGTCACCCAGATTGACCGCAGTATTTGCAGCCCACGGCACAGGATTACCGGAATAACCAACTGGTGCTATTGGTGTTTGAGCAACTTGCAGTTTTCTTAAACAGCCGGTATCTCTGGCAACACGCTCCCGCGCTCCGTTGATGTAATCAGTTAGTTCGGAGTCGGAGTAGAAATTCCCGTTTGCATCATGCAACAGCCTACGGACTTCCGTGATATAGCTGTTAAGAGTTGCCATTTAAAACCCATATCTAAGCGGCTTTAACGACTGTTCTCCCCCGATGTGCTTTCGGCACAAGGGGGGTTACTGAGTCATCGCCAGGGGATAAAAAGCGATTCTGTTCCGGCTTGTCTTGGGTTATCTCAAACTTTGCCAACCTGACCAAACCTTCTTCGATCTCATTGGTTGATTTGCATAACCCAAGCATCACCATCGCAGGAAGTTTATTTTCCTGCTCATAACCAAATACATGACGTGCCATCTCCACGCTAATCTCAACTGGTTCGTTTACAGGAAACGTAAAGTCCTTAAAAGCGTAGTTTTGGATCAAGGCTTTCTCGCCCCGATTAGTCACATATACAGTTGTCATAGAGTAACGATGTCACCGTAAACAGTAATGTCGCAAGTGCCGCCGCTAACCGCTGTGTTCACTTTCACATACATTGAACCAGCAGAGTAAACCGTCGTAGCAGTACCAGTTGCCAAGGTAACATCCTGGTACTTATCTGTGCCACTGACGGAAGACAAAACAGTTGCATTGCTAACAGCGTTAGACGCATTGCCATCGTTAGATGTCAAGATCGTCACGTTAGCCGCAGCAATGCTCTGATTTGCATTAGCGACAACAATCCTGCGAACAATGTACTCGCTGCCACCCACGACAGGAATTTGAGCAACTGCGTTTCCGGTAGCAGCGACGCTAACGCCAACTGCCTTACCGAAAGCAAAGTTACCAAACCCGTCTGGATAGAGCGAACCTACATGGTTTGCGTTCATGTTGTTGGCTCCTTATGCGTAGGTGCTGCCTACATCCTCGCCACCATTAACGGTGTAGAGGGTAATGGTCGGCGTACCTGACAGCACGTTTGCACGGACGTTAGTACCGTCAGCAATGAACAGACCACCAGTATTGTTAGCAACAACAACAGCCCAAGTAGCGTTGCTGATGTTGCCCGACGTATTGGTGTTCAGTTCAATCGTGACGTTTGCCGTTGGCGCAATGTAATAAGTGCCAGCATCAAGAACAACAGTTGCGTTACCGGCAGAATAAGACTGGAAGTACGAACCGTCACCGCCAGTTGCCGAGTTAGCAAGTAGAATTTTATTTAAGCCAAGAGCCATGACTATTTCTCCTTTACAGTGTCAAAGAGTTGTAGCCCGTGACCTTGGTCATCGACTTAGGCTTCGTATTGACCAATTCAGCAATCGTCAGCACTGCACCAACGTAGCCAATCTGCCAGTTCGGAAGGGTCGATTCAAAGCCCGTGAACACAAACGAACCTTGCTCATGGATGTAGAGCGACAGGTAGTTGCTGTTCAGGAAGTAAACAGTACCTTCAGGGCAATAAGGATCAGGATAAATTGGCACACCAGCGACCATCAAAGCACGGAAAGCTGCTTGAGGACCATTGGCGTCACCATCAAAGCCGTTACCTGGTGTGATCATGTACTGCTCTTGACCAACAAAGTCTTGAGCCAACAGAGTCCAAGTACCGAAACCGCAAACACCAAACGACGGTACTTCAGCACCGTTCTTCACGGTTCCGCTGATGTATTGGAGGATGTTTTGACGAGTTGGGTTGACCGAACCAGCGGCATACTCTTTCGACTGCCACCAAGTGTAGGCCGAACGGCTAATGTTGCCGTAAGTACCCGATGACGAAACGGCAGCCGGTAGGCCGGTGAACTGTTGCGTGTTGGTTGTGTTGGTGTACAAGGCGGTAGCCATTGCATCCATCATCACGTTAGTCGCGTCGTTCATACGCGCTTCGATCAGAGGAATGATAGCTGCGTCTTGCTGAACTGCACCTTCCATACCGAGGAACGGTACTGGGGCAATCATCAGCTTCAGGTTGAATTCAGCGTTGTAAGCACCCTGCTGAACAGACGGTTGAGCGAACGAGCCGCTGTAGTCTGACCACTGAGCGTTTACGAACTGTGAACCCTGGACAGGAACAGTTACAGAGGAAACA